GGGTAAGATTGCTACAGGTATAGGAACAGCAGGTTTTGAAGTCTCGCCAAATGGTTATTTTTACGCTACCCGTAATGGTAACTCAATGGCTCTCAACCGCTTGACAACAGATGGCGACCTTGCAGTATTCCAAAAAGACGGCTCAACCGTGGGGTCGATTGGTACAAGTGGCGGCTCAATGACGTTAGGCAGTGACGATACAGGGTTGAGATTCAGTCAGTTTTCGGATGCAGTCGTTCCGCACAACACAGCAACTAATTCTACTAGGGATGCCGCTATTGACCTAGGTTCTTCAGGCGCTCGCTTCAAAGACCTCTACCTATCAGGCGGTGTAGTATTCGGATCTACTGGTGGCGCTGTAACAAGCAAGACTCTAGACGATTACGAAGTTGGGACGTTTACTCCAGTATTAACTGGATCAACAAGCGGTACATTGTCGGCCTCAACACTAACTCAGGCAAGTTATGTAAAAATTGGTGATCTTGTTCAAATAGCTGTTTATTTGGCTTTTGATACTACATCACACTCTTTAAGTGGTAACATTGCTTTAGAAGGTCTTCCTTTTAGTGGGGATAGTTTTTCTGGATTATTGACCGTTCAGTATACAAATTTATTCACTTTTGATGAAACTGCAATTTCGGCTGGTGGTTACTTTAATGGGTCTAAGTTTCTTTTAACTCAAGGCTCATCGGCTAATATTATTACCGATTCTCAATTAACCTCGTCGGCAAGTATTGTATTTATGGCAACAGCTACTTACAAAATAGTAACTTAACTATCTCTATTGGATTATAGAGACGGACTAACTTAGGAGAAACAAAATGGCATTAGAAAAGCAAGTGACTGCGGATAAGATCGAAGTAGTCGAAACAGGTGAGGCAACAGTAGTACAAGTACGCACTGCTACTCGCATCGTTGAGGACGGAGAAGTAATCTCTAGCTCTTATCACCGTCATGTAATCTCAGCAGGTGACGACTACTCACAAGAACCCGCTAACGTACAAGCAATCTGTAACGCAGTCTTTGGAGCATAATTATGTGGACTATTAAACTACTCGAATACACCAACGACTCAGACAAAGGCGTGATGGTTGCTCATTGGGGCTGTGAGGTCGTAGATGGCGATTACAGCGCATCTAGCTATGGTACTTGTAGCTTCACACCAGATCCTTCAGCAGACGACTACGTGCCTTATGAGAGCCTTACAGAGGCTACCGTGCTTGAGTGGGTTTACGCCGCTGTAGACAAGGACGCTGTAGAGGCTGGTCTGACTGCACAGATTGAAGCACAGAAAGCACCACAGACTGTTGCCGGAGTGCCTTGGTGAAGCTAAGGCATCAAGCTGCTCTTAACATGCTATTCACAAAGGTGTTTAAATAATGGCTAGTACAATACAACTAAAGCGTGGCTCTGGTGCACCAAATAGCGGTGACTTAGCTGCTGGAGAGTTAGGTTTAGACTTAACTAACAATAAAATCTACAGCTCGACTACTGGCTCTGATATTGTTGAGATGAGTGTACCGTCTTCTCTTTTAAAGACTTCTGCTCCTGTCTTAACATTAAATAGAGCTGGAACTCTTGGCTCTGTTATTGATTTTAGATATGCTAATTCTACCTTTGCAAATATAGGTCGTAACAGTGCTACCGCAACTCACGATGCTTACTTTGCAAACACAGCTATAGGTATACGCCTTACTGATTATATTGGTATTAGAGCTGTATACCCATGTGACAGTACCGGAGCTAGTTTAGATAATTTAGTAGATTTAGGTTATATAAGTGTACGTTGGGATGACGTATACGCGACCAATGGAACTATTCAAACATCAGACGCTAATGAAAAACAAGATGTAGAAGAGTTGTCTAATGTCGAGCGGATTGTAGCTGTCAAATGTAAAGCGTTGTTACGCAAGTATCGTTGGAAAGACTCTGTAGCTGAGAAAGGTGATGATGCTCGTATACATTTCGGTATCATTGCTCAAGACCTTAAAGCCGCCTTTGAGTCTGAAGGTTTAGACGCTGGACGCTACGGTATGTTTATCTCAAGCACATGGACAGATGAGAGCGGAGTAGAGCATACACGCTTAGGTGTTCGTTACAATCAGTTGTTTGCGTTTGTCTTAGCGGCAATCTAAGGTGGTATAAGATATGAATGAGCAGTCTCAAGAGGCTAGACTTCAGCGCATCGAAAATAAACTAGACAAGTTGTCAGAAGCCTTTACCATACTTGCTCGTGTTGAAGAGAAGATTATGTCGTCTAATGCACGTATTGATCGTCTTGAGTTTAGAGCAGACGAATCTGAGCGTGACATGGATAAGATGAAAGGCATTGTTGGATACAATCAAAACGCTGTTAGAGTTGTAGAACGCTTTGCATGGATTCTAGTTAGCTCATTAGTCGGTACTGTCATGTACTTCTTTAAGTGAGGTTAACATGTGGCAAGCTCTAATCGGTCCAATATCAGAACTTGTTGGTGGCTACTTCAAGCGCAAAGCAGAAGAGAAGCAAGCAACTCACGAACGCAAGCTAGAGGTGATCAAGCACGAAGCAAACTGGGACAACATTCAGGCAAGCAATGCGGGAACGAGTTGGAAAGACGAGTGGTTTACGATCCTGTTTTCTGTGCCGCTGTGCATGGCTTTCATCCCAGAGGCTGTGCCTATTGTCAGTGCTGGGTTTGACGTGTTGGAAGATATGCCTGATTGGTACAAAGCATTCTTAGGTGCGGCTGTTGCAGCTTCTTTTGGAATAAGAACACTGACTAAGTGGGGGAATAAGTAGTGGCCAGAGTTAGTGGATTGTTTGACCAATACTTGCCAACAAGTAATGCGCTAGAGCCCCGAGACTTTACTAATCCACGGGTTAGACCTACACCTGCGCCAGAGCCTACAACACCTGTTATTGTACCTACGACACCAACGACACCTACTACAGAGCCAACTACGCCTACTGTAACGCCCAGAGACTTACTGGACGCTGCTGAAGAAGGTACGCCTGTTACTGCTCCTTCAAACGACACAGTGTACGAAGGTGACAACAGACCTACTTACATCAAAGAACGTACCAACATTACAGCAGAGCAGTACAATCAATTCTTAGCTGAGTTTGATGATGCTGTAGCACAAGCTAATGTAAACTACCGTCAAGCTACTTTAGTAAAGAACATAGAGCGTGAAGCTGGTGCGTCTTTTGATCCTGAAAGCTCTGTTTTAGAAAACCAACAGCTACAGAACCAACTGTTTGAAGAAGCTGTAAGTGGCATTGCTGAGAAGTACGGTGTACCACTAACGTACACTACTAAAGGCGGAGAGACTTGGCAGTTAAACAACAACGGTAAGTACACTCGTGTTAGTGAGGTAGGTGGGTTTGACGACTACTTAAAAGCAGCCGTTAAAGTTGGTTTGACAACAGTGGCAACAGCAGGTGTTGGAGCTGCTGTAGCAGCTGGTCTTGGTGCAGCGGGTGTGTCACAAGGTGTTGCTAATGTTATAGCTGATATTGTTGTAAATACAGCAGCCAGTGGTGGGGATATTAAGCAAGGGCTTGTTAGTGCATTTGCGCCTACTGGTGAGTTAGAAGAAGCTAGAGAGTTTTTAGATTATTTTCCAGATGGTCTTGAAGGTTTGTCTGATGTAGCTCGTACTGTCTACGACACAGTTAATGCAGAGACAGTTCCAGTTGTTACACCAGACACTACAATTACATTAGACCCCAATCAAGATACTCCTATTGAAGTAGATCAAGACACTAACACAGTGACTGTTGGTGTACCTGAGCCTACAGAACCTGTACAGCCTACAGATACTGGAGAGGTTGGTGGTGGTGGTGGAGGAGGTCAGCCTGAGACTCCAACAACTCCAACAACTCCAACAACTCCAACAACTCCAACAACTACAACAACTACAACAACTACACCAACTACACCAACTACACCAGCAGAGCAAGATGTCTTTAACCCAGAACTTCCTTGGATCTATCAAGGTGATGGTGTTTTTGTTCATGGTAAAACAGGTGAAACTAAAACTGAAGACGTTACAGAATACGATCCTTATGTAATTGGTGAAGGCTATGGCACTGGTGAAGATCCTATGCCAACCACACCAGACAGCGGTCAAGACACTGTAGAGGAAGAGGTAGACTCAGGAGACTTGTTCGGGAATATCGGAGATATTTTTGATAGTACTGTTGATGATACTCCTGACACAACTCCTACTCCTGTAGAGACGCCTGTTGAACAAACTCCTACAGAGACTCCTACAGATACAGGAGAAAGTGGTACAGGTACTGGAGACGGCACTGGAGACGGCACAGGAACTGGTACAGGAACTGGTACAGGTACAGGCGATGGCACTGGTGACGGTACTGGAGACGGAACAGGAGGTGGTGGTTTATTTGGATTTGGAGGAGGGGGAAAGTCTCCAATAACTCCAGAAGCTTTTATGGCCTCTATAGCCTTCAATCCACAACTTTTAACACCGTATATGCCACGACAATCTAAAGACTACTTAGCTGAATTAATAGCGAGACTACAACAATGACATATTTGGAACTGGTAAACAAAGTCTTAGTCAGACTACGTGAAAGCACAGTAACCACAGTAAATGAAAATGCCTACTCTAGTTTGGTAGGTGAGTTTGTTAATGATGCTAAAGACTTTGTAGAGAATGCTTGGGATTGGAGTGCTTTACGTTCAACTACAATAGTAACAACGTCTGCTTTTGATCTTGGCAATTACACTCTATCAAATGTTAATCAGGCTTCTGAAATCAAATCTGTATTGAACGATACTTCAAACGCTTTTATGAAGCAACAAAGTAAAGATTGGTTTGATAAACAAACATACTTTAATGATTCTGTT